GAATTGTTTCTGTTTTTCGCACAATTAAAACAATTAATTACTCATTATGTCCTTTGGTGATGTCTGTATTTAATGTTTAAGTCATTGTACTCTTCAACCCATTCTATCGGTATCTCTAACCCAGCATTAATATACCTTCTTATTGCTTTGATAATATCATTTAGCCTTATTTGATTATGTAACCATTTTGGTTTAATTCCTAATGGCGGCTTGTTTACTTGTTTTGATATAAGCTCTTTATGACCGCCACAGTACTGACATGTATCACTATCTTTATTTTTATCAAACTGTGTTGCATGACATACTACGCATCTATGTATATCTCTTTCCATTACCATATCCTCCATCTTCCATTGCAGTCTTCTTACTATGGCACACATGACATAGACCTTGCCAATTATTTCTATCCCAAAATAGCTTCATGTCTCCCTTGTGTGGAATTATATGATCTGTTTCTGTTGCAGGTTCATGCACGCCTTGCTTCTCACATTCTACACACCAAGGATGCTTAGAGAGATAATCCTTACTTGCTTTTCTCCATTTACTTGTATATCCTCTCTCGTGCGCTGACAATCTATTAGTTTCACGTCTCGCATTTACTTCTTGTCTATGCTTATCACAATATGTATTGTCTGTTAAAATGTTACATGACGGATGTCTGCATGGTCTTAATGGTTTATACATTTGTATCTCACCTCACTACTAATCGCATATAGCTATTTATCTTTCTTGCATAACATCTGTTTCACTAATAAGATAATCAACCATACTCCTGTAGCGTATGATAGTTTAAAACTAATTCCAAAGCATAGTGTGATCAATTTTATCAACCCAACTACCAATCCCCAACTTATTCCTAATGTTATAAGTAATACAATTATCACTGCAAATGCTGTATTAAACTTTTTCATATATCCTCCTTCTTACATTCTCGCTCCCACCCCTGCGACATTTGAACGTTAATCCCTCTACCTTTCGATAGCTACCTCAATCGTAACGGTCGGACTCGAACCGACAACTAACTGGATATAAGCCAGGTACTCTAACCATTGAGTTACATTCCAATAAAAAAGAACTTTTCATTAAGGTCCTTAAATTAATTCATATACATAATAACGCCCACAGTACGGATGTTATACTGTGAGCGTTTCCATGATATCACACTATCATATTATCACGACTTGATGGGACATTCTAGGACATCTTATTTTCGAGTACGTTTTCCATGCTTTTATTTGTCATATCTTTATATTTTGTAAATTCCGCACAGGAGAATTACTGATACTCCAACCCATTTATTTTAATGAGTTTTTTGCGCTTTTGATATCGTATATCAATTTTAAATTTTACATGGCTCTTTTGAGATAAATATTAATTCTAAAAAAATAAAAGCTATCTTTTAAACGATAACTTTGTCATGACTTTGTCTTTATTGTCTTGATTTATGCCGATGTACCTTAAAGTAATTTCAATGTTTGAATGATTTAGTATTTCCATTATTGTTACTGGATCACCAGATTGTTGATAAGTGTGGTACCCCCATGTTTTCCTTAGTGTATGAGTACCTATCGCTTCTAATCCGAAGTGCTTGCCAGCATCACTTAGAATATTATAGGCTTGCTGCCTTGTTATTGGTTTATTATTCCCATGCGTGGAGAGGAACAAATACATGTAATCTTCTTTGTCAGCTATGTAATCTTTTAATATTGGTTTCAATTCTGGATTAACTGCAAATCTTTTTTCTTTATTTGTTTTCATTTCACGTAAAGAAAAATGCTCTTTTATCTGTGTTTTATTTCTTATATCCCTTATATCTCTAACTCTAAATTTTAATATATCAGAAATTCGAAGCCCAGAATAAATACCAAACATAAACATAACATAGTTTCTTTCGTTCTCTTTTTTTAAATAGTCTGCAATATCAAATACAATGTCAATATCCCTTATTGGTTGGACTGTGTTCAATTTATCACCTCATTTCAAATAAAAAAAGACATCCGCGAATGATGTCTTAACCTTTTTTTACAGCTACAATATAACATGAGGTTAATAGGACATTCTAGGACATCTTTTTTATTTGTATCGAATAAGGAGATAGATTTGTGATATGTATATCCTTGCACGAACTATCAACCGAATTATCTTAATACAGACAGATTGGTTAATAGTTACTCTATAGAAACTCTTTCGAGCTACTATCTACATTTATAATAAATATTATGGTATACTAAATTCGGAGGTGTGCTACTATGCCATTCTATGAACCACCGAAAGACTTTAAAATTGAAATTAATTATGATGTATACCAAACTATCGGTGTTGCTCTATATACTGGAAATGATGGTAAGATAACACCGTTAAAACTTTATATTGATCTTCCTGACTCATCAAGAATTACAGTTGCAGTTGATGGTATCAAAACAACCAAGGAACTGAAAGGAAGAATTTTATTTACCTGCGTTGCTACATTACATGGTCGCAAACAATTATTTGATATTATTTATTACAAGGAACAAGGTCTTTGGGTGACTGATAAAATAAAAAGCTACTAACCATATCGATTAGTAGCTAATTTTTTATTCTCTTGCCTTTGTTCTGAGCTGTATACCTTCATCGAGAAATTTAAGCATGTTCTTGATTTGTTTATTACTTAGGTCTTGTACTTCTTCCTTGGTCATTATGAACGCACCGGCTTCTTTCTCATTGCCTATAATAATACTATACTCTTTCTTCTCTGCATTGTAATCAAGTTTGTATGTATAACCACGCTTCTTACAAAACTCCGCTAAATAATCATTTAACCCCATATTTTGACATCCTCCTATGAGGTTATTATCTACTAATCGATATGTAGTTATCAATGTGCTGCTTTGCTAGTTTTCGAGTGGTTCAAATTGTTCATCAATGTAATCGTTTAATTCTTCTATACTGTTTGATTCTGGGTAGTCATTGGCGAAAGTTTCTAGTACGCAAAGTAAAGCTTGCACTCCGATAAATTCTCCATTGCATTGAACTATTTCTTCTACTTTTTCTTTTAACCTTATAACTTCATCATTCATTGTTTCTACTCCTTTCGATGTTAACTCCAATCTGTTCAAAATAAAATTGTATCTGCTGTGTATTTTGTTCAATTAGCTTGAATCGGTTTAAAGTCCTATAATTTACATTATCTCGTAGCATTCTCTTATGTAGACCACTTAAATACTTTCTGAAACCTTCTAGATCAAGTGTTGACTTATAATGATTACAGCTCCGGCAGGCAGGAAG